AGAAGGTGCAGGCGATTTTAATAAGGGTGGCCGTGTAGGAATGTTTATGGGTGGTATACCTGCTGCATTTAAAAGTGTTGCGAAACTTGTAAACAAAGGAATAAAACCTTTTGGAGAAAAACAAACGTACAAACAAAATGTAAAAAAAGTTGGTATGGATGAATTTCAAACAGCAATGAAAAAAAATTTTGATGTAGAATTATATAAAATAAATAAAGTTCAAGGACCGAAAGGTAATCCTGAAGCAGAGTTATTTGACTTGTATGAAGAGATAGCTTCCAAAGAACGCTATAGCATGTTACCTGAAGCAACAAGAAGTAAGATGTTAAGTCAAATAGATGAATCTCTAAAAGCTATGGATGTTGATGGTGCAGACTATCAAAACTTTAGATCATATTTATTTGATGAATATAAATTTCCAAACGAAACTGCTTTTAAAGAAACTGTAGTAAAACCAAAATCAGGAAAAATAATACCATTTAAACCAAAGACAAAAAAAGCAAACGGTGGTACAGTACCGCCATTAAAAGGCCCAGCATCTGATGGTATGGGAAGTTTATTTAGGAGAAAATAATGGCGATAGACAAAGCACTAGAAGACCAACTAAAAGTACCAAAGACAGTATACGATGAAGAAGTAGAATTGATGGCAGAACAACCACCAGAGTTTCAAGAAGGTGGTGATGTTGATGTTGAAATGACTGATGATGGTGGAGCAGAAATAAACTTTGATCCAGCAGCAGAAGCTATGGCTGGTGGGCAACAACATGATGCAAACTTAGCAGAATTTTTAGAAGAAGGTGTGTTAAGTGAAATTTCATCTGACTTAGAAAATAATTATGATGAGTATGTAAGTTCTAGATCTGAGTGGGAAGACACATACAAAAAAGGATTAGACCTTTTAGGATTTAAATACGAAAACAGATCAGACCCGTTCCAAGGTGCGAGCGGCGCGACACATCCTGTACTTGCAGAAGCTGTCACACAATTCCAATCACTAGCGTACAAAGAATTACTACCTGCTGATGGTCCTGTAAGAGCAAAGATTGTTGGTATGGTAGACGACATTAGAGAAAAACAAGCAGAGCGTGTTAAAGATTTTATGAACTATCAAATTATGTGCGAAATGAAAGAGTACGAGCCAGAGTTTGATCAGATGTTATTTAATTTACCGCTATCAGGTTCTACATTTAAAAAAATCTATTACGATGCATCAATGGGTCGTTGTGTTTCTAAATTTGTACCAGCAGAAGATTTAGTTGTTCCTTACAACGCAACGTCGTTAGATGATGCAGATACAATTATTCATACAATTAAAATGTCTGCTAATGAATTAAGAAGACAACAAATAACAGGTTTTTATTCTGACATAGATGTAGGCGAAGGTTCTGATGATGACAGTAGTGTTATTAGAGACAAAAAAGATACTATCCAAGGAACATCTAAAAGTGGTTCTGATGAAATACATACATTATTAGAATGTCATGTTGATTTAGACATTGAAGGGTTTGAAGACATGAACCCAGAAACAGGAGAACCAACAGGATTTAAACTACCTTACATTGTAACTATCGAAGAAGATACTAGCACTGTATTATCAATCAGACGTAATTTTGCACCAAATGATCCAGGAAAAAGACGAAAAGATTATTTTGTGCATTTCAAATTTCTACCAGGACTCGGTTTTTATGGGTTCGGCTTAATACACATGATCGGCGGTCTATCAAGGACTGCTACCGCTGCGTTGAGACAACTTCTCGATGCCGGCACCTTGTCAAATTTACCAGCCGGATTCAAAATGCGAGGCATTAGAGTCAGAGACGAAGCTCAACCGTTGCAGCCGGGCGAGTTCCGTGACGTTGATGCACCTGGTGGAAACCTTAGAGATGCGTTTATGCCTTTACCGTTTAAAGGTCCAGACGCTACACTTTTACAATTATTAAGTTCTGTTGTTGAGTCCGGTCAGCGGTTCGCGAGCATTGCTGATATGCAAGTGGGTGATGGTAATCAATCGGCAGCCGTGGGCACTACAGTTGCGCTCTTGGAGCGTGGATCGCGGGTTATGTCAGCGATACATAAACGTTTATACGCATCAATGAAACAAGAATTTATGTTAATGGCTACTGCGTTTGCAACGTACTTACCAAAAGCATATCCATATGATGTTGTTGGTGGACAGAGACAAATATTTGTAGCGGACTTTGATAACAAAATTGATATTATTCCTGTAGCAGACCCTAACATCTTTTCACAAACACAAAGAATTAGTATTGCACAATCAGAATTACAACTGGCAATGTCAAATCCACAGATGCACAACATTTATCATGCGTACAAACACATGTATGAGGCGTTGGGTGTAAAAGATATTGACACATTGTTACCTCCACCAATGCCACCGCAGCCATTAGACCCTGCAACAGAAAATGTTATGGCATTAGGCGGTAAAAAATTTCAAGCATTCCCAAAACAAGACCACCAAGCGCACATGAAAGCGCATTTGAGGTTTATGGGCACTACATTATGTAGAAATAATCCAAAAGCATTGGGTGCACTGCAAACAAATTGCATGCAACACATACAATTGATGGCTGCAGAGCAAGTTGAACTTGAATTTGCCGAAGAAATACAGAAAATGAACATATTACAACAGCAATTACAGCAATTACAAATGCAAATGGCGCAAGACCAACAAGCTCAACAACAAATGGCACAAAATCCGCAGATGCAAAACATACAAAAAGTAATGCAACAAGAAACACAGAAAATGGAGTCTAGAAAAGCTGTTTTAATAGCAGAATTTATGGATGACTTTGCAACTGCTGAAAAAGAAGTGTTGAACAACATTGAAAATGATCCATTATTGAAACTTAAAGATAGAGAACTTGATCTTAAAGCCAGAGACAACCAAAGAAAAGAAGAAGAGGGCGAAGATAAGTTAAATCTTGATCGTGCCAAGATGTTACAAGCAAAAGAACTTGCTGAAGACAAAATGGAACAAAATGATGACCACCAAAAACTTAGAGCTAGCGTTTCACTAGCAAAAGATGGTATAAAGAATATGCAAGCAACTATTAAGCAGGGGAATATATAATGCAATCATCAGATATAGCAGGTATCTTAGGTCTTCTTATCGGAGGAGCCGGTGGTTACTATGGTGGACAAAAACGTGCTGATAGAGAAAAAGAAATGCTGCAAATGTTACTTGGCTCACAGAATAATACTAATACTAATACCAAACAATCACCTACAATAGACCTAGGACCCACAGAGTCTGTTCGCGACCAGGATGGTAGAATGAGAGAGATGTTAGTTAATACTTTACCAAATACTAATTTTGGTTCTACGGCAGGCACAGCTACTGATCCTTTAGCTAAATATTTTAAAGACGAAAATTTAGCTATTAACACAAGTGACTCACCAATCTCTAGTCTTGAAACAGATGAAAACACAATGGAAGACATACTTGGCTCTGCTAGTATTGCTGCAATGCCTATACTTAATTCTTTTATCGATCAAGAACCGTATGAACCTGAATTTAGTTATAATCCTTTATATCAAAATGAAGATGGTTCGCCTAAAACAGAATTTAATGAAGGTGGCCGAGTTGGTTTAGCAAACGGTGGCAATCCATATGCCGGTCTTGGGTATTCACCAGTAAATAATATTTTTAAAATGGACGGCATAAACACAGGAACCGTTGCCCCCGGTGCGTCATCCGGTTTCCAAAGTTTTCAAGATGGTCTTACAGAGTTAGACATACCAGAAACAAGTTTATTACCTGACCCGATGCAAACTCCAATGCCTATAATACCAATGGGTGGTGGTCGCGGTGATGGTGCGGCTAATTACCAATCAGCTATGGGAACAGATGTTTTTGGTAATGAAATTGGAGGTAGAGACAACCCATTAGGTTTTGGTCCACAAGCAGCGTATGGAACAGATTTTGATGGTACGCCTTTTGAAGATGGTCAATACAGAAATTTTAGTGGAGACCCTATGTCTCTTGATGATCCTGATGCTGGTTTCGGTGCACCTTTTATGAACTCACTAGCAAACGCCCTGTCAAACATACCAAACATTACGAATGCATATGGTTTATTTGATTATTTTAGTAAAGAAAATAAAGATGCACGCAAAGCAGAAGAAAAAACAAGACAAGAAGCAATGCAATTAGCACGAGAACAAGAAGCTCAAACTTTAGCAGAGTTAGCACTTCAACAAGAAGAAGAAAGAAATTTACCAGATGTTTTCAATCCAACACCAAATATAGCAGCTATTACGACAGCACCAGTGTCGATTACGACAGCACAAACACCAGCATCAGTAGCTGCTTATAACGCAGCAAATGCAGGGATTGGAAGGGCAATGACACCAACAGGTGATAAATATTCAACCCAAACATATAGCGCTGCTCAAAGAAAAGCTAATAGTAGAAGAGCTGGAAAAGACAAGATGGGTAGAAGCAGAGGCATAGGAGGCGGAGGAGCTGCGGATAGAGCAGCCGGAAGAAGTGCTGGTAATACCGGTAAATCTGCAGGGATGGGAGAAGGTGGATCGCGTCACTGTTTTGAACCTAACACACTAATACAAATGGCTGATGGTACAGAAAAGAAAATTAAACATATTATTTTAGGTGATAATACTAAAGGCGGTGAAGTTACAGGGGTATTGCAATTTAAACCTACTGATGAAATTCATGAATATAAAGGGGTAACAGTAGCAGGTAGCCACTTTGTAAAAGAAAATGGTAAATTTATACCTGTAGCTGATAGCCCACATTCTGTGAAAATAGATATTATACCTGTAGTTTATTCATTAGATACTAGTGATAGAAGAATATGGATTAAAGACATTGAGTTTGCAGATTACAATGGTGATGGTATTGCAAAAGATTTCTTAGCAAACGCTGGTGTAGACTTAACAGGATTTAATAAAGAAGTATTAAGACAGGTTGAACACAGACTTATTTAATGAAAAAAGACACTAAAATCAGCAAGGTAATGCGTGAGTTTAAAAATGGCAAACTAAAATCTGGTAAATCTAAGAAAAAAGTAGTAAACTCCAAGCAAGCTATCGCTATCGCATTAAACGAAGCGGGTGTAAAAAAGAAAAAGAGGAGGTCAACATGATCCAAACTTTAAAAAACAAATGGGCATCTCTGCCTAAAAAATGGAAGATTGCAGCAGCAGCAGTTGTTGCAGTTATTGTTCTAATAATTATATCATAATCTAATGGGACCATTACTCTCACTTCTACCTACGGTATTAAAAACCGGTGCAGCTATTTTTGCTAACAAACAAAAAGCGAAGATATTAATGTCGGACGCAGAACTTTTACATGCAAACAAGATGGCGACAGGAGAAGTGGAGTATCAAGCAGCAGTTAGAAACTCAAACGACAAAGGATGGAAAGACGAATTTGTCCTTATCCTCGTGAGCGCGCCAGTAATTTTATTAATCTGGAGTGTCTTTAGTGATGATCCAGAAATACAAGCAAAGCTACATATGTTCTTTGAACAGTTTAACAACCTGCCTTTCTGGTATCAGACACTTTTTGTAGGTGTGGTTGCCAGTATCTATGGCCTTAAAGGAGCAGATATATTCAAGAAGAAATAACATTTGATGAGTACTGGGACCAGGAAAATCGCTTACTAGAACTGTCGTACAAAGAGTCTGTACGACAAAGAGAAGAGAGGGAGAGTAAGATGACTAAAAAAGAAACGTGTGATTGCCACACAAAAGATAAACTACTTTCGGGGGAATGTTGTAAACACAAAAAGCCTAACGCTTTAGATGAGTTTTGGGCATCATTAGGAGAACCCGACAAATGCAAGACCAAGACCCGATAAACGTAATATACAAATTACAAAGACTACTAGACGAAGGCATAGAAATTAATAGCTCAGCTTTACTTGGCGGAGGTGTTGACAATATGGAAAAATACCAGTACATTCTGGGAAAGATTCATACATTGAATCAAATTAAACAGGAACTCTCTAACCTGCTAAACCCTAAGGAGCCAGATAACGATGACAACGTCACACGCATTAGAAGATAAATACAAAGAAGAAGTTAAAGAAGCCAAAGAAGAAACTCAAGAAACAAACTTAGATAAGTTACCAACCCCTACTGGGTGGCGTATACTTGTTATGCCTTTTAAAGTTAAAGAAGAAACTAAAGGTGGAATTATTATAGCACAGGAAACATTAGATCGCGCACGTGTAGCAACGCAAGTTGGATACGTATTGAAGATGGGTGATTTATGTTATGAGGATAAAGATAAATATCCTACAGGTCCGTGGTGCAAAGAAAAAGATTGGGTGGTGTTTGCACGATATGCAGGATCACGCATGGAGATTGATGGTGGTGAGATACGAATGTTAAACGATGATGAGATACTAGGGACAATAGAAAATCCTGAAGATCTTATTCACGCAATGTAATCATAGGAGGATTAACTATGCAAGACGAAGAAAAAACAATAGACGTTGGCGAAGCTGCTGAACAAGAACAAGAGATTGATCTTGATGCACCAGCACCAGAACAATCTTTAGAAGAGGAACAAATTGATGTCGAACAAGTTAGTGAAGACAATAGTCAGTCCGCTGACTCATCTGCGGAATCTACTAAGCAGTCTGATGTTCCAAAAGGCGAACTCGAAGAATATTCAGAAGGTGTTAACAAAAGAATAGCAAAACTTACACGTAAAATGCGTGAAGCTGAAAGGCAAAAAGAAGAAGCTATTACTTATGCCCAAACAATTAAAGAACAAGCTGATAAACAAAAAGTTCAGTATGATAATCTTGGTGGTCAGTACACACAAGAACTAGAAGCTAAAGTTGCTGCTGGAACAATGGCTGCAAAGTCTGCGTACAAAGAAGCAATTGAAGCTGGAGACATTGACAAACAAGTTGCAGCGCAACAAGCTCTTGCTCAACTTGCAATGGAAGGTTCTAGAGTTAATCAGTTAAAAGCAAATCAAGAACAAAGATTACAACGAGCACCAGAACAACCACAACAAAACTATGCTCAAATGGCTCAACAAATGCCGACACAGCAAGACATTAGTCAAGCTGCACAGCGAATTGATCCTAAAGCAGAGGACTGGTCTTCCAGAAACCCGTGGTTTGGTACTGATAATGCAATGACTTACACTGCATTTGATATACATAGAAGGCTTGTTGAAGAAGAAGGATTTGATCCACAATCAGCAGAATATTATGGCGAAGTAGACAAGAGAATAAGACTTGAGTTTCCGCATAAATTTGGTAATATGGATCAATCTACAGAAGCCCCGAGCCAAGCGCCGGTGCAGAACGTAGCAAGTGCCAAACGTCCGGCCGCAAAAGGACGCAGGAAAACCGTGAAGCTCACACCCTCACAGGTAGCAATTTCTAAAAGATTAGGTGTGCCACTCGAAGAGTATGCGAAACAATTAACCGCGAAGGAGGTATAAGCATATGACTAATAAAACTACAGGTACGAAAACTGTTAAAACTTCCCGCGTGAGCGAAACTAGGGTTAAACAAGAAAAACCTAAAGTTTGGGCTCCACCATCTTCTCTAGATGCACCCCCTGCGCCCGACGGATATAGGCACAGATGGATAAGAGCTGAAAGCATGGGCCAAGATGATACTAGGAACATGTCAGGCAAAATCAGATCCGGTTGGGACCTCGTAAGAGGCGACGAATATCCGGACTATGATTATCCTACTGTGAATGACGGAAAATACGCAGGAGTGATTGGGGTTGGTGGCCTTGTGCTGGCAAGGATACCTGAAGAACTCGCAAAGCAGCGTGAAGCATATTATTCACAAATGAATGCTGATCGTAATGAAGCTTTAGAAAACGATCTTATGAAGGAACAGCACCCAAGTATGCCGATCAATCAAGAACGGCAGACTCGTGTAACTTTCGGTGGCTCGAAAAAAGACTAATCTTTTCTCAACCATTGATTTAATAACTTAACCCTTTAAGGAGGAAACAAAATATGGCAAATACAGATGCCCCTTTTGGTTTTAGACCTAGTGGTAAAGTTGGCGGAAACCCAGACAACGGCGCACTATCAGAATATGCAATTAAATCTGATTATGCGACGGCTATGTTCCAAGGTGACCTAGTAATTTTCAGTGCAGGACATGTTAATGTTTCTGCGGCGGGAACTGCAGGTAACATGGTATTCAATGGTCTGAAGTACGACGACAACACTACTAATAAACCAACTTTCAAGAATTTCTTTGACGGCACCGCTCT